GTATGATAAATCAAGTAGAGGTAGAAATAACTACTACAACAGTATCACTAAACAACATACAGCAAATAGTGATTATTTAACGCAAGTAAACGCGGATATTTTACGCGAACTATTCTTTAGCACTGATGTCTATGTACAGGAAGGAACAACGTTTTTACCCGTAGTAATCAACAATGCAAGTATTACAGAAAAAACTAACCCACGTAGCCAAAAGCTATTTAGATATGAAGTACAATATCAATACGCTAATGGTGAAAGAAGTAGAAGATAATGACTATAATAAGGGCGATAAATGATAATGGAGTAAAGTATGATTTAGACTTACTCGAATCAACCCCATTTAAACTTGATATATCAGCTATTGAATCAGGTAATATTGGGACTGTATTTGGTGTTTCTTCACAAAAACTTACTTTACCTCCATCTAAAACCAATAACGAGTTCTTTGGTAACTTGTATGATGTAGGTGCTACACCTTCTACTTCATTTACTAAAACAGTACCTTGTCAAATATTACAAGATGGTGCTGAAGTATTTAGTGGTAAACTTTATTTAGATAGTGTTATTACTGATAATCAGGGTAATGATTTATACAATGTTGTTGTTGTAAACGAGACAGTAGATTTTGGTACACTTATTCAAGATGTAACATTTGGTGATTTAGATTTCTCGTCTCTCGACCACGATTACACGTATGGTAATATTACTGGTAGTTGGGATAAGACATTATTAGATGGTGCTGTATTTTATCCTTTAGTAAACTATGGATTTGATGTTGATACAGCTTCAGATACACAAATAAAAGGTGGTGGTGAATCAAGGACATTCTCTAACTACAATACACCCATTAGAGTAGATGATTTTAAACCTGCTATTAGAGTAAGAAGTTGTTTAGATGTTATTTTTGATAACTTAGGATACGAGTATACTTCATCATTATTTACTTCAGGTAGTTATACAGATGATATTTATTTATTAGCTACAGAGGATGATAAAAAAGGTATTACATCAGATTCACCAGTATCACAATCATTCTTAGCATATACTAATGCAAATCAAGATTACACAGATACACAAGCAGTAGCTAAAGTAAACTTCCCAACAGAGTTATTTGATAATGCTGGTCAATACGATAATACAACTTCAACATTTACAGCTGATATAGATGGTAACTATCAGTTTAAGGTTCAGTTTAAATACGAAATCCTAAACTATAATGTTGTTGCTGATGCAAGACAAATCAATATAATCATTTATAAAAATGGTAGTCAGTTTGATTCATTTACTTTTGATTCAACAGGTGCTGTAAGTGGTTTAATGAATATAGTAACTAATAACTATGCTTTAGCATCAGGTGATGATATAGAAGTATATGTTGTTTATACAGAAACAGCTTCAGGAACACAAACATTAAGATTATTAGCAACATCATCTACAAGATTTGAACTTGTACAAGGACCAACTACAAGTTTAGGTGGTAATGTTAACTTAGCACCTATTTACAGAGATGTTAGTGTAACAGATTTTTTACAAGGTCTGATTGAAAAGTTTAACTTAGTTATTGAACCAGTTAAAAACCAAAGAAATGTACTTAAAATAGAGACATTTAATGATTGGATAGATGCTGGAAATATAGTTGATTGGAGTGGTAAAGTTGATTATAACCAGAAATGGCAAATAACACATCCATTACAAAACCAACCTAAAGATATTAAGTTTACAGATGTAGAAGACAATACAGCATTAATACAATACCATAAAAGAACTCGAGAAAAAATATATGGAGAGTTTGATTATGTTTCAGAATCTGACTTAGCAGATGGTGAAAAAGTAATAGGTAAATATTTTGCCCCAACCCCTTTAAAGGGTATAGATGGTGCACCATTTACTGTTTTACCTGTATTAGCAGAAAAAGATGATTCAACACAAGGATTTAAAAGAACTAAGTTTGCACCTCGTTTATTATTCCATAATGGTAGATTTGATGCTAATGGTGTTGTAGGAACTTTACAAAGTGGTCTTACATCATTAAGCAGATATTACTTTGAAGATGAAAATAATGTTGTACATACAGAATCAGATTATGGTTTAGCATCACACTTACAAGCTACACCTGCTGATTTTAGTGATACAATAGATTTACATTTTGGTAATACTTATTCTCCAGGACATTATAACTATCATCAATCACAGTTTAATGGTAGAACAAAAAGAACAGCATTCGAAGAATATTGGTCTTTCTATATTAACGAGTTATACGATGTAGATAGTAGATTAGTTACACTAAATATTTTCTTATCACCTAACGAGATTCCAGATATTGAACTTAATGATAAGATTTTTATAGATGGTCATTACTACAGAATCAACAAGATTAAAGGTGCTAACGTAACTAAAGAGGATAGTGTTGAAGTAGAACTTATTAAATCATTACCTCGTAAACTAAAATACCCAAGAAGACGAATCACAATAGATGATACAGTAGTTGATATTACAGTTGATGATGCTGGATTTAGTGAAAGTGGTTTTGTGGTATATGAAGACTTTGAAACAGGTGCTGATTATAGTGGTTCAGCAGTCCCACAAGCAGCTTCACGTGATGGATTTAGTGTGTTTGGTGCTGATAATACTGTTGTATGGAATACTTTAAAACCAACAGATGCAAGGTTTACTTCACAAACAAATATAGGTTTAAATGAAGTAGATATTTCAGCAGAAACAGTTGATACAAGAGGTGACAATAATATTGTTAGAAATAATGTACAAATAGCACGTGTAGAAGGTAGTAATAACTTAGTTCAAAATAATGCTAAGTTTGTTACAGTTACTGGTACTGAAAACACTATAGAACAAGGTGTAAGTAATAGTGCTATACAGCAATCAACTACATCGTCTATCAGCGAAGATACCGCGTTATCAACCATTATCGGTGGTGAAAACACCCGTATCAGTGGTTCAAATAAGTCAGTCGCTATAGGCCAGGATTTAACAATACACGGAGGTAATAGTAATATTGCTATAGGTAACTTTGATACTAATAATAGAACAGTAAAAGATTTAATCAATACAGTTACTATTAATCCTAATAGAGATTTAGAAAGTTGGGAGAACTTAGGTGGAGATGATTTTAATGGTAGGGCATATATTGGTACACAACAAACAATAGGTGCTGTATTTAGAGATAATAAACCATTAGTAGTATCAGCTGGTCAAGTAGTACATCTAACAGGTAGTGAATATGCTAATGATTACATTTATGATTTAGGATGGACTGGTGGTAGTGGAACAGCTACTATTTATTTACCAGATACAGACCCAAGTAATGTTATAGGTAGAGATTCACAAGGATATAAAAGAGAACTTAGATTTATTTGTGATAATACAGTTAACGCAAATGATAAAATAGAGATAACAGCACAATCAACAGATTCAATAGATGGTGCCTTAGGAGGTAACTATTTAGTTAATAAAGCCTTTGAAGGTGTTACACTATACGCCCCAACAAGTGGTTCTTGGTTTATAACACAGAAAAAAGCATAACAGATGGCAACAACACAAACAGTCAATATTGACATAAATGCGAATACGCAGGATGCGGAACAGCAGGTAAATAGGTTAGAAAATAACATTAAAACCCTTGATGGTGCTATTAACTTAGTGGGTGGTAGTATTGCTACACTTGCTGGGGGATTAGCTATTACAGGTGCTGTTACAGAGGAACAAGCTGAACGTTTCCAGACAGCAGCAGTTGGTGCTATTGCGTTAGCAGAAGGTTCTAAACGTGCACTTGAAGGATTTAGAGTATTAGCTACAGAGACTGATTTATTAGCTAAAGCACAGAGAATATATAATGCAGTATTAAGGGCAAATCCTATTGGTTTAGTAGTTACAGCAGTAGCTGCTTTATCTGCAGCATTTCTTATACTAAGAAAAAGACAACAGAATAACCAAGAAGAAATAAAAACAACAAACGAGTTATATACTGAACAACTCGAGTTAATCAAGAATACTGAACGTGCTATTACTGGTGGTGAAGCAAGATTAAAAAATATTCAAGCAACAGCTGATGCCTATAATAGAACATTAGAAGAACAACTTGTAATAGCCAGACAACAAGCAGAAGCAGATATTAAGTTAGCTGAAGAAAGATTAGCACGTGAACAAAATGCCTTAAAAGTAAATGAAGAAGGTGTTGAAGCAAGAAAAATAGCTTTAGAACAAGCAAAAGATGTATTAAATCAAGTTATCCAGGCAGGTATTATTGCAGATGAAACAGCACAAAAACAACTTGAACAAGTATTAAATCAAGTTATCCAGGCAGGTATTATTGCAGATGAAACAGCACAAAAACAACTTGAACAAGATAATAAGTATAAAACGTTCCAAGAAGAAAAACTTGACCTTAAGAAAAAGGAAATAACATTAGATACTGAACTTGCTGATAGTGGTTTAAAACTTATTGATGCTAAAACAGCCCAAGCTGCTACAGAGGTTCAAATAGAAAAAGCTAAAAGTGATAAGATACGGGCAATAAATCAAGCCGAACAAGAGTATAAAGAACTATTACTTACAGATGGTATTGATAATCTACAAGGTGCATTAGGTGCATTATTCGGAGAAAATAAAGCTATAGCATCAGCTAACGTACTTATTGATGCAGCACAAGCAGGTGTTGGTATTATTAAAAACTCGCAAACAACAGGTCCATTTGCTATTGCTTATCAGGCTACGCAGTTTGCTTTGTTAGCAGCTACAACAGCAGCTTCTTTAAGACAGATTAACAGTACAGAACCAGGTGATACAGCAGCCCCTAATACTCCAAGAGGAGGAGGTATTCCTAATACTTCATTTGGTATAGGAACAACAACAATAGGAGGTGCAACAGGTACATTAACACCTACATTATCACAATCACAACCTGTAAGGGCTTATGTTTTAGCAGGTGATGTATCAAATGGTTTAGAAGCAGAAACATTATTACAAACGAGAAGACAGTTCCCATAAATATTTATTAGTATGAAGATTGTAAAGTTAGACATAGATGAAAATAGCGTATTAGCAGGTATAGATGCTGTCGCATTAGTAGAACAACCAGCAATAGAAGAAGATTTCCTATACTTCGCTAAACCAAATGCAGAATCATTTGCTGAAACATTTACAGATTACCCAGAAGCAGCAGTTAATGCAGCTAAACAAGGTATTAATTGCTGAAACATTTACTGATTACCCAGAAGCAGCAGTTAATGCAGCTAAACAAGGAATCAAAAGAAATGAAGCAACAGGAAATAAATGCGCTACTCGCGTAGGTAAAGTTAGGGCCCAACAGCTTGCCAACCGCGAAGCGATATCGCTTGATACCGTACGAAGAATGCGTAGTTTCCTAATAAGACAACGTGACAACTATGAACTACAACGTGATAGAAAAAACTATGATGCTTGTGGTTATATTAGCTATTTACTTTGGGGAGGTCCAAGTGCACTTAGTTGGGCAGAAAAGAAACTAAGACAAGCAGGTGAAGAGTTTGTAAAGGAAGAATACAACGATTTAGATGATGCTTGCCAGCCAGGCTATAAAGCAATAGGACTAAAAACTAAGAATGGTAGAAAAGTACCTAACTGCGTTCCTATTCAGAACTTTGAAGCAGCTATTACTGAAGAACTTATCAAGCAGGAAATGTCTAAACTAAAAGAAGTTGAAGAATCATTTGCTGCTATGGACGAACAACAAGTAGTTATCTCTCCATTAATGATACCTAACAAGTTAATCAAACGTAGAGATGCTGATGGTGAATATTATGTTTACTTTACAAAGGAAACTATTGAAAAACTTGCCCATAAAGCAATGAAAGATGAAGTTATCCATAGAGTAAATATTGAACACGATGGTAACTTAGTTGATGATATTTTTATGGTTGAAACTTGGACTAAAGAAAGTGACAATGATAAGTCTAAAAACTATGGTTACAACTTACCAGATGGAACTTGGTTTGCTAAATACAAAATCGATAATAAAGATATTTGGAATAACTACATTAAATCAGGTAAAGTATTAGGGCTAAGTGTTGAAGGTCTATTCGCTGAAATGATGTTATCAAAAGTAAAATAATATGCCTACACCACTACTAAATGAAAGACAAGAAGAGTTCATCAATAGATGCATCCCAGAACTTATTGAAAAGGAAGGGCGGGATAAATCACAAGCAACTGCTGTGTGCTATCAAATCTGGACGAATAAAGGATAGTTAGGATTATTACCTTTTTTATTATTATATTCTTTAGTACACCATTGTAGATTATTAGGATGATTATTTGATTTATTACAATCAATATGGTCTACGTGTGCACCTTCAAAATATCCAGGAACATATAGTTCAGCAACTAATCTATGAACTCTACAAGATGTAGGTTTAGAGAATCCTTCGTGTAATACAACTTGTTTGTATCCCATTGATTGGGTACCTGGTTTTAGTTCTTTATACTTTTCAGGTTTGGTTATATAACCTTTATTGTAAATATGTTTACGTTCAGGATAGTATCTAAACACTTTACCCTCTTCTGTAATATAATATGGTGTATCTCTAAACTGTTTCATATAGTGTAATATACGAAAAAAAGTTCACCGAGGCAATCTTTCCTTATATTTATATACGCACCCCTTTAGGGATGTAAGTATTAACCTATTAAATATTTAGAATATATGACTTCTAATGAACTTAAAGAACTCGTGAAATCACATTTTTCACTTGTAGAGGTTGCTGCTACTGAAGAAATCGTAAACGAAGAATCTACACAAACTTTTAGTGAAGAAGCTGTAACTGAAGAAGTAGCAGAGGTATTTGGCGAAATCGCTGATGAAAACTCTGCATTTGTCCTTAAGTTTCCAGGTGATGAACTTGAAGTAGGTGATAAAGTAAGCGTAGTAACTACTGATAATCAGGAAATGGATGCTCCGGACGGAATGCACAAACTTGCTGATGGTATTACTATCGAAACTAAAGATTCAATCGTTGAAAGTATCTCTAAAGTAGAGGCAGGCGAAGAAGAAAAAGATGTAGATTCAGAGATGGCAGAAGAGTTTGATGCAAGAACTGACGCTGAAGAAGAAGGGTACAAGGATGGCATGAAAGATGCTATTGAAGATATCAAAGAAGCTGTTGCGGAAGTAGTTAAAGAAGATATGGAGGTAGAAATGCCTGCAGTTGACACTGAAGCTATCATTGCAGAAATCGCAGAAGCTATGAAAGAAGAGTTAGGTAAGATGAAGGAAGAAATGAAATCACTTAAAGAAAAAATGGCATCGTATGAAAATGCACCTGCTATGGATTCTGTTTCAGTGAAATCAGAAATGTCTTCATACCAACCTAAAAACAACATTCAATCGTTCTCGATAGAATCAGCTGCTAACGCTGACAGAATCAAGTTAGCTATTCAACAACTTAAAAACAAACAAAACTAAACATTATGGCTTTAGATGTATCAGCACTGTCGGCGTTTAATAACGAAGTAGCCGGCTTATTGCTACCAAAAATCGTTTACGGAGGTTCCACTATGGAATATGTAACCGTAAAAGAAGGTGTTAAGCACCAAGAACCAATCAACCTTATGGAAGTTGATTTACAAGTACAATACGGAACTTGTGTATCTACACCTTCAGGTTCATTAACTTATTCACAACGTAACATCACAGTATGTCCACGTACCAGCTTTGACGGCATATGCCTTAAAGACATGGATAAGTATTACTTAGGTATTGCAGACCTCGAACCAGGTAGCTACAATACTACTTTCAAAACTGCAGAAGCATATTCTGAACTATTAGTAAATCAGTTTCAAAAATCAAATGATTCATTTTTATGGAATGGTGATGCTGGTTGTACTGATGGTGGTACTGGTTTGATTGCAACTATTTCAGGTTCAACTGCTGGTGTAGTTGTTGCAGGTACTGCAGACGCTACTTTAGCAAACATGGACACTATGTTAGCTGCACTTTCTGATGATGTAGCAGATAGAGAAGATTTAACTTTCTTCATGTCAGTTTCTAAGTTCCGTACTTTCATCGCTGCACTTAGAACAGCTAATAACTATTACTTTGACCCAGCTTCTATCTCTAACAGAGGTGGTATCTTGGAAATCGCTTACCCATTTGCACCAGGTGTAAAAGTTGTAGGTACTTCAGGATTGAATGGTTCAGGTAGAATCGTAGTAGGGCCTGCTAAGCAAATCGTTGCAGGTACTGATTTAATGTCAGATTTTTCAGAGTTTCAACTTTGGTATGACATTAACACAGACCAACTACGTCACAGAATCGCTACTAAGTTAGGAGTAAACATCGCTTATCCAGAGTTTTGGGTAAGTAACGATGTAGCATAATAATAACCCTTAATAGAGGAGGGGATGAAATACTCCCCTCTAATATTAAATAAAACCAGATAAACTATGTCATGTGATATAACTTCAGGATTTACGTTAGGTTGTAGAGACAACACTGGCGGTATTAAAAACCTATACATTCTATCTGGTTCAATCACCAGCGTTACAGACGCAAGTGAAGGGTTAATCAGTGGGATTACAGGTTCAGGAGAGTTCTTCCAATACGAGTTGTTCCGTCAAACTTCTGATTTCAGTGAAGCTATTTCAGCTACACCAGAAAACGGAACTGTATTTTACGAACAAAGCGTTAACGCAGTATTCTTCAAACTACAATCCTCTACACGTAACCAAGTTAGAGTATTAGCTAAAAATCCAGACTTAAAAATCATCGTAGAAACTAACAACGGTTCGCAAGACGGCGTTGGTAGATACTGGTTATTAGGCGAGGAAAACGGCGTACAGTTGTTAAGCGGCACAGGTGCCACAGGAACAGCTTTCGGCGATTTAAATGGCTACTCTTTAACCTTCACTGGTCAAGAACCAGAACCAGCTTCTGAAATATCAGGAAGCTTAGGTGATGCACTAAGCGGCATTACTTTAAGTTAATAAAAACAATAAGACTAAGGGGGTTTCGTATTTAAGCGTGCCCCCTTAATCTTTTTTTGATACCTTCTATGCTACAGTTTAATAAATCAGAAACAACTAATAAAAATGCTATTTATTTAGACACAGTTAATACTGGTTCTGGATATTATGATAGTTTAGTTGCTGTATTTAGTCAGTCATATGACGAGAGTAATGGAACATTTGTTGTAACTGCTACTTCAGTACCTAATCAATATAGGAGTTGGTTGGTAATAGAGAATGATGGTGCATTAGTTCCTTCACCTTCAGGACAATATGAAGTAGGGATTTGGACTAATCTTGTTATTCCAGCAACTTGGCAAACAGTAGCTACAGCATGGAACTCTTATAATGAAATATGGGATGAAGCAGGAGAAGAACAACCTGTTGATTTAATATATTCAGATAGGGCATTTGTTTCAGGTAGCAACGAGGTAAGCATTACACAATATTTATCACCGAACGAAAACGGTACTTATACAACATACAATGGATAAACTTAAGTTTTCAAGCATAGCAAAACAAACAACAGACAGAGTCTATATCCAAGAGGAAAAGGGTAAGGATTTTGTTAAGTTTGGTCTCCATAATAGTTTCCCAGAAGAACTAATCGAACTATATAATAACTCCTCTATCCACAATACGTGTGTAAACGCTATTGTAGATGGTATTGTAGGTGAAGGCTTAGTAGCTGAACCAGATTATGTATTAGAGAAAGCAAATAGAGACGGAGAGACTTGGAATAACATATTTAAAAAGGTAGCACAAGATTATAAGCTATATGGTGGCTTCAGTTTAGAAGTTATTTGGAATAAAGCAAGAACAGCCATAGCAGAAGTATACCATATTGACTATTCATTCCTAAGGGCAAAAGAAAAAGATTATAGAGGTAAGATTCCAGGTTACTACATTAGTGACGAATGGGCTACCCAATACAGATACACAGGAAAATCCGTGGCAGATTTGCCATGCCTACCTGTTTACAACCCAAATACCAACGAGGCAGAACCACGCCAAATATACGTGTATAATCCGTATCGTCCTGGTATGAAGTACTATCCATTACCTGATTATGTCGGTGCATTAAGAGTAATCGATTTAGATACAGAGGTAGATAACTTCCACATTAACAACATTAAAAATGGTTTAGCACCTTCTTTAGCGATTACAACTTATACAAACGCTGATGAAGAGGAAAGAGAAGCAATCGA